GTGGCCCCCTGCTCGATCGCACCAACGACATCTTCGCGTAGATCACCCGAAAGCCATTCGTCGATGGTCGAAATCTTTGGCCGAAGGCCTTGTAGTTTGTTGATGGACATTGGACGGACTTCGAGCAAAGATCCGGTAAGGAAATTCTCGACGCCCTTCTTCGTGCTGGCGAGTTTGACGCGAGTGGCCCGAGAACCAGTCGTGTTCTGTAGCGAACCTTCGGTCAAGAATTTGAACAAAGGCCCTCTTGCACGAGTCACAGCCGTTCTAAACGGCGACATGACCTCGTCAGCCTGCTTCATCGTAGGCGCGGTGGTGATCTGATGAGTCGTTGACGTGTCCACGTTCAAGAAATAGCTTTGGATGCAGGACCCGTACATCGACTTAGCAGCTCCTCGAGCTACTATGAGGAACTGCTTAGTCGTGAGCCTCTTCTTGATCGTCTTGTTGACGTAATGGCCTGTTCGACCACCAAGCCCCGGACCAGAACCGGGTTCGTACACACTCCGTTCGACGAAGTAGTACCAACCGAATATCTGTTCGGCCCAGAGCTTGAAGGATGGCAACAGATGTAGATCGCTGCCATCCGTCAACGTCAACTCGTTTTCACAGTAGAGGATGAAACCCTCGACCGCCGCGTCGTCGTAGTAGAAGTTTGGGTTGGCGATGAGCGCGTCGATTCGGTTCATCTCCAACGAGATCTCTCGGTTTACCGGGATCTCCCCTCGGATAACCGCATCGCGGAATTCCCCGTAGTAGATGGGGACCGCAGTGTTCGACAACGCCATTTCATCAACCAGCCTTAGCCTTGGCCACCTTGATGGCGGCCTTTCCGATCGGGCCGTTGACGGTGTTGTGGATGTCGTTCAGAGTCTTGACGACGCTGAGGAAATCCTTCACGTGCCGATGGCCGGACTTGAAGGTGTTGGGCTTCTTGTTGTTCAGATCTCGGTTCGTTTGCTCCAACTGCAGTCGCTTGTTGAGCTGTTCGAGATCCGCGTTCGACAGAGCCCTCACGCCATGCTGCTTGATCGTGCCCTTGTGGGCCTCCGCGATGACGTGATCTTCGGAGACGAGAGGTGGCTTTGAAGATGGGCCCTTGCGGCTACCCCACTTCATCCCCTTCACACCGTGGTGCTCTAGTACCACCCCCAACATGGGTCCGGTAGCGGCACCGGTGGCGGCGGATTCGGGTCGACCCATGCTGTTCCTTCCCTTTCAACGCTTATGCGCCATTCGAATTGTTCGATCTGCTTGTTCATCGCATCGATCGCGAACCCGCTGATCGGCGGGTCGAAGATCATCTTGACACGAAGAGACATGTACGTCTTGACCCGATTGAGTGTGGCATCGGTGCCGAGGAAGTCGCTCCACTGGGCAGTGTTGTCCGTGATCGAGAATCCATTGTCCGGGCCGATGCCGAGGTCATGCAGGTCTGAGAACACAGAGTTGATGTGCATGATGACATCGACGTCGAACACTGTGTAAGACGGGTCGAAACCCAAGACCTTTTTGACACTGTCGAGAATGCTCTCGGTCACGAAGAGCGCCTCCCTTCGAGAGTTAGCGCAACTCGCGGTTGACCTCGGCCTGCACGGCCCGAGCGTCGTATCCCGCCGCGGTCAGCTTCTGGGAGCGCTGCGGGTCGTTGCCCCACTCGCCGCGGATGACCTCGTGGGCCAGCTCAGCGATGGACTTCTTGGGCATCGACGGGGTGACGTGGCCCAGCTCGTGGTTGACCTCGGCCTGCACCAGAGCCGCGTTGTATCCCGCCGCGGTCAGCTTGTTGACTCGGTCCTGGCCGTTGCCCCACAGACCCTGGATGACTTCGTGGGCCAGCTGGACGACGGTCTTGGGGGTCGGAGCGTGCTGGGTGACGCCGGTCATCTGGTCGTACTGAGTCTGGATGGAGGCCAGGATTGCACCCCAGTGCGCCATGACGAAGGGGCCGGGGCAGTCCGTCTGCGTCCAGTGCTGGTGCGGGAAGAGGTTCGCCGCGCTGGGACGCTGCTTGATGACGTGGACGAACAGCCACGCAGCCAGACGGGTCGCAGCGGCCTGAGTCGCCGGAGAGATCTGCCAGCTGGGGTTGCCGGTCTGGTCAGCCATCTCGATGCTGATGGTGGTCTGGTTGCCCGCCCAGTTGCCGACGCCCCAGGCGATCTCGTCGACCTTGACGAACTGCGCGATGTTGCCGTCGACGTCGACGTCGAAGTGCGCCGAAGCCTCCCGGGTCTTCCAGGTGTTGAGGACGTCCTCTCGGGAGTTGGCGACGCCGCCGTTGTGGTGCAGGGTGACCGAGGTCTTGGTGCAAGAAGTGTGGGTGACGTGACCGGTGGCACTGAGGGCGCTGATCAGGTCCTCGATGGGACGGTCGTAGTCGATGGTGGTCATGTGTTTCCTTCCTTACCACAGTTTGGTGTCGCCGGGTCTGCGCACGACTGGTCCTCGAGGCAGAAGTTGTTCGTTGCCATAGTGAATGGCGTTGTGCGTCCTGTGAGTGACGCAGATGAGATACTCGGGATTGAGGATCTCTTCGTTGAAGTGCGTGATGTCCGTCACCGAGATCGGATTCATGTGATGGACGTAGACCTTGTCGAATATCTCGTATCCGCCGAGGCCCAAATCACATCCTTCATCACGAGCGATGACTTCATTGCGTGCCTGCTTCCATTCCCAGGAAGCGTAGAAGTCTTGGTTGAGGTATCGGTCGAAACCAAAGGTTTCGCTGCCGACATTCCCCCGGAGCTGAAGATATCTGAAGCGCTCTTCGATCGTACCGAGGTTCTTGAGCTCCGAATATCGCCTAATCGCCATAGTCATCCTCGACAATCATGGCTTCTCGTCCTTGGTACTGGCTCATGGCAGCCAAAGCGTCGCGGTAGAGTTCCTGAACCTCTGCCTGCGAAGCTATTTGCTGCATTTTCACCTGAGCAAGTTCGTTCTCATGACGAATTCGTTCTTGCTCTAGCATCTCTCTCGAAGAACCAAGCTTCAAGAAATGTGTTACCTCTTGAGAAGTGGCGGTGCCTTCACGCAAACGCTTCTCAGCGAGGCTCATGGCCAAGTCTATGAGCTGCGACTCTCTTCCTTCAGGGGTCACAGCAGGCTTGAGCGGCCTGGAAGCGTCCCCCATGGTTTTTCTGGGCATACTTCATGACTCCTTTCAGATGATTCAGCAGCAGATGGGGTGGGGTTTTGGGGCGGGGAAGATCACAATGTCTCACCAAAAAGTCCCTCCGGGGGTATTTTTGGTGGCCAGGCGATGCAGAGGGGGGTCTAAATTTTTCTTACCCTCCCCCCGGTCTTCGACTTCCCTGGAGGACCCATTGGATCTTGAGCGAAACACATATGGCGTGTGCCCGAGACAGAGTAAGCTAGACACGCATGAACCACGAATGATGTTGTTGCTATCACTCATGACTTCACATGCAGTCTAGCCTACCCTGTCTCGGGCAGTGAGGGAGATGGTGTTGCTTACACGGATGGATACGCAGCCGTGCCTGTGTACGCTACCTTCTTGTACAACCCTGCATTCTCAGAGATGATCTCGTCCACGGCCCTGTTGTAGGCCAAGTCCTGATCTGCTGGGGAGAGTTCGTCTGATGTGACGATCACCCTGGCAAGGTAGGACAACGTGTTGTAGCCATTGCTCTGGTCCCATTGATTCCACGCATCGAACTGCAGATGGGGGTCAAAAGGATTGTCTACAGTGGTGAGTAGGTAGTCGTCGTTCATTCCTAATCACCGCCTTCTGCAAGGTTGCGCTTGAGGGTGGAGACCGAAACCCCTAGAGCGTCGGCTACTTCGGCCTGGGTGTATCCATTCCGAAGCATCATGACAGCACGCGTCTTCTTGTCTTCCGACAGAACCTTGCGTTCCTTGGGGGTTGCCAGTTCTTTGACGCGGTCTAGATTGGCACGCGTCAAGATCTGGGTCAGTTTGTTGTTGGTGATAGCACCGGCCTGAATCGCCTCCCATTCTTTGTCTGAGATTTCGATGTCGGGCTTCTGTGCTCCCACTCTATTCCTGGCGTCGGTCAAGGCCAGCGAACTGATCTTTGCCAGATCCTTCTTACTCATGTCCGGGTTGGCTTCCTTCTTGGCCCGGATGATGGAGTTGGCTACGATCTGCGCCTGTCGTTCGAGAGGGCTGTTCCTGATAGCCAAGTCCAGTTTGGCGTCCAGTGTACGGACTTCGTCCTTGTACTTCTCTCGAGCGGCAGGCGAGTACTCGGTCGACTTGATGTTGACCAGTTCAGCACGGGCCTTGTTCGCCAACGCTTTCAGACTGTTGGAGTGCTCGGCGTAGATCGCTTCGATGGGCGTGCCGGAAGACAACGCATGAGCGTCCTCTGTCTCGGCCAGCAACTTCGACTTCCGCTTGTGAACTTCGGTCTTGCCTGTACGGTAGTCGACATAGGTTCTGGGTGTCGGGTCATAGACCTTCTTACCAGTCTGCTTGTCGATCGGTCCACCATCTTCAGCCGAACGAGGCCGAAGGTCGTTTACCCTCACATCGGAACGAGCCTGTGAGATCAAGGTTGTGGCACCAGATCTCGGTCCGCCTTGGTACTTCTCTTTGAGTTGAGAGATACCGTTTGCTCGTGCCGATTCTTTCCAGTCGAGGCCATGCTTCTCAGCATCGATGACGACCATGGAGTGCCGGACTGCTCGAGCGAGTTCGGCGTTTGTGGCACCACGGAGAGACATGTCGGTGATGAGATTGGAGATCTTCCCCATCTCGACACCTTTCTGCTTTTCCGTCATCTTCGCCATTCCCTCGTAGCCAGGGAAGGCGTGCTTAGGATCGAACCCCTTCAATCCTTCGAGTGCTGGTTCGTGTTGAACTTTGCCCCCGTTGTTGGGGATCACCAGTACGGTGTCGCCATCGAAGTCCGCACCGGAAAGGCGCTCTGCCACGGTGGTGTGAATTCCGACAGCATCTTTGGCCTGACCGAGAAGACGCTTTGCCTCGGGATGCTTGTTGTTCACGGTGAGCTCTGGAATTTCGAACTTCCCACCGTGAGGGTGGCGAATCAGTACTACCTTTTCGCCGTCTCTGTAGTTTGGAGCGTAGATCTCTGTTGGTTTCATCGAGTCGATGGGCAGTATGACGTGACTGCCTTGACGCGGAAGCGCCGCTGCTTTGAGATGGACGGCCGAAGAATCAGCACTGTCTGCGAAGGCTTGAAGGAGACGTCTGCGCACGGCGGGGTTGTCCGTGTGCATGATGTTGTCGAATTCATCCAGCTTTCGCTTACGTGCCTCTTCCAGCTGTTCGCGAGCAAGAGAGGAACTCTGCTTGGACAGCATCTGAGACGAGAGTGTCTTAGACCACTTCTCCCAGTCGCCCTCTTCGTTCACGATGTTCATGGCAGAGTAGACTCGTCGTCCACCCTTACCGTCTTCTTCTTGCAGCTGCCTCTTGATGAGCGAACCGAACGGATTGTCCGGGTCGTTCGTCATCGGCTTCATCGCATCGAGCTTGTTGCTCTTCCTGCTCTTGTTGGTGTTGAACACGAGGTCAGCGCCAGCGGGAAGGTCGTCCTTGTACATCGCCATACCTTTGAGGTAGTGCGATCCGTCTACTGCGACGCGAACCTGGGCATAACGCGAGTTGCCCAGAGAAACGTCTTTGACACCGGGACGAACATAGATGACACCGTCTGCTTCGGCGCCACCTTCTTCTGCGTAGCGAACGTGAACGCGACTCGAGTCGATGGAGAGAGGAGTCTGGATGCGATCGAAACTGCGACCACCATCCTCCGAATACCCCATCACTTGCTGGATGTTGTCGCGATTCTTGTAGACCTCGCCGTAAGGTGTGTTCGGAGCGGCCAACACCTTGACGGTGGTTTCCTTGCCGGTTCCGACCTGTTTCACCTTGATGTAGTGAACCGTGTAACCCTGCTGTTTGAGCAGAGCCACGGACTTGCTCAGCTTGTCTGAGGAGACGTTCATGTGACGCTCCACACCGACACCGATGTCGACGTAGTGCTTCTCATCAACCGCCTGTTTCAGGATCTCAGATGTCGCGTTGAGGATGTTGACCTTGTCCTGCTCACCAGGAGCCAGAAGAGCACGAACGGAGGACTCGTTGAGTCCCATGCGAACGCCGATCTGGACGTTGGAGTAACCCTTGTCCTTGAGGCGCTGCGCCATGTTAATGTTCGCCTGCTTCACGGCGTTCTTAGCAATCGACTTCTCCTCGCGGAACTGCTTCGAGTTCAAGTCGAAAGCCCGAGCGATCTCCGCGTCGGACATGCCGTGCTTGTTGCGCATCTCGTCGATTGCCGACAGAAACGAACGGTTGTGTTCTTCGGGAGACAATCCCGAACCCCAGGGATAGCGGCCGGAACGCCTCAGAACTCCGTAGTGAGCGAGGTAGTTGTCCTCGTTGATTTCCATGCCGCCTCCTAACCCTGGTCTCGACGCAGATCTTCGATCATCTGGTTGAATGTCACGATCCGTTCCATCACGTGCTCGACGTAGTCTGGCTCACCCTGGTAGAAGCGAACTTCGTTGTTCTGGTAGATCCGGAGCTCGTGGTCGATCTCGTACGGGTTCTTGTTGTACTCGAGACAGAACAAGCCGTCATAGACGTAGAGTTGATCCTCCGACGTCTTGACGCGTCCGCTCTTGTAGTCGCTGATCCTCAACTTCGGTCGTCTGTTGGGCGGTTCGTTGTAGCCGATAGTGTCGGCTGTGCCGTAGCAGTTGAACGAGTAGAAGAGAATCTGTTCCGCACGCATGCCGAAACCGATGGCGTCGTTCACGTACGTGTTGAGCGTCTCTCCCGTGTCAGGGAGTCTCACTCTCATCTCGATGCACTCCCGAGCGAGAGCGTGCATGCGAGTGCCTCTAGCGGCCGCCTGTGCCGTTGTAAAGGCAGCGACGAGTTTGTCGTCGGTATACCTGAGCCAGTGATGGTTGCTCGCGCTCAGAAACGCGTGCGTACCCTCAAGCCTCGAATGCTTGTTGAAGTCCACGGAGAATTTCCGTTTCGTTGGAAGGGTAGATGAACGCAGCGAACGACATCGAATTGAGCAACTCGACGTAGTATTGCTGGTTCGGTTGAGCAGGCGCGTGTTTATTCTTCTTGACTTCAAGCATCGCCCACCGAGCCTTGTACAAGA